GCTTGCCTTTTATCATCAAGTACAACTTCGTAACCTAGTTCTGTTACTACCGGAATAAGTTGGTCAAGCAAATTTAAATAACTTCTGCCGCCGACATCACAGTACCTAACATAACCATCCCAGCGACCTAATTTGTATGCTGGCATATGATATGCATATGGTAAGAAATATTTGCAAGTGTCGGATAGTTTTCTGCGTGTGGCTACATCTAAGTCATGAAACTTGATGTTTACTTCATCTCTTATTTCTAATCTTGTTTGTCTAGCCATAAAGTTTATTATACATTAAATATGCGTTTTGTCAATCTCTAAAAGGAATTCAGACACAAATTTTTTATGTCTATTTTCATCTAATAATATTGATTGATTATGTTTTAACTTTTCCTTAATTAAGTTGTAGTCTATACCGTTTTCAATTTTTTCTTTTGCTTGGTCACAAACCATAAGCCATCTTTTTAAATGATCTTCTTCTTCATCAAAACTATAATCCCATATTTCGTCATATAGTTCAATATCTAAATATTTTTTTAAGTTGTTGTGAAAGTTTGTGTGTGCAATACATATAAAAGGTTGGCAATGATATATTGGTTTAAAAACTTTTTCAGTTGGAAAGAAACAATTTTGGTTTTTAATTAATGCTTTAGATGTTCTGTTTGCTTCGTTATGACTTGCACTTTCTGTTACCAAATTAAACCAAGTTTTTTTAAACCAACTGTGATCAAATAAATTATCCCATTGTACACCATCATCTTTAACTTTTATATCATTAGAAAGTTTTATTATAGGATATTCATTTTCCCATTGTTCTTCTGAGCCTCTATTATGAAAAGAAAATGTTGCATCGTTAATCAAATTATTGTCTTTAAAATAATCATATACAAATCGTCTACCTAGTCTATTAATACCGTTAAGGCATAAGCATGAAAGTTTTTCTGTGTTTAAATGATCATTAACATCTAGTGCTGTAGTTACAAATCGTTTAGGAAATTCTTTTGTCCACAGCACATAAGATTGTATAAAAAAATATGGCAATACTATTGCATTTTCAAATCCTTCATGATTCGTTAATTCTAAATTTGATATAAGTAATGTTTTAGGTGTATCAATATTTACATTATGGAATTTCATAACATTTGCTTCATACAAAGCATCAATTAATACAGGAATTTTTTGCTCTTCAATATATTTTATATATGGATTATCTTCTATACTTTCGTTTATTAAAGCATCAATGAGTACTTTATATCCTGCGTCGACGAGATGCTTAAAATGTTCTAAGTCGTTAGGTTCAACAATATTAATTTTACTATCAATTTCTTGTAACCTACTAATTCTAGTACCATTTACTTTTATAAAATTATACATTATCTATTGGAATATTTTTGCAAATCTCTATACTTTTCCTGTTGTAAGCCGTTTGCGATACAGTTCCAAATCCTATTGCTAGTCCTGTTTTATCTTGCCTATGATACGGCAAATAATAGTGTAATTCTTTTGTTGTTGCTACAGGACCAAATACAATTATATCTACACCATTATTATATAATTCTTTGCCTCGTAAAAAATCTTCATATGATGCAATTTTAATTACTTTAATATCATGATTATGTACTATGTTGCAAACTGCTTTAATATTTTCTACATCATCTGGTAATATTATGCAAGAAATAAATTCTGATGATTCATTACAATGTGTTTCTAGTGTATCTAAATCAATTATATTGTTATTACAACTAACAGCAAGTCCTGTAGAGTTTGTACTGCTAAGAGCATTTATTATGTTTATGTCTGCGTTATTAACAGTTATTACACAATCCTTATGTGCTTTCATATGATGTCTATAATATTCTCTTACTGTCATGATGGCTGTAAAAATATCATTGGTTTCACTGGATGATTGAAATGTCATATCGTAGAATCCAGTGTGCAATAAAATGTTTTTTTGCATCTCTTTTATGTCAATATTCTTTTCTAAGTTATCATAAAAATAAGAGAAGGATTTTTCTGCATCATCTGTAACTAATACAAATCTACTTGGTGACTGATGCAATGTTGCAAGTACAGATTGTTTTGCGTTAGGAATAACTTTTATATCGTGCCATTTGAGATATGTTCTTAAGATATCTTTAAATGTATCTTCAACAGATTCGTCTAAAGATAGTACAAATTTTTCTGTGTCTTTAAGTTCGTGTATTGATTCAAGTAGTTCATCCAATATATCTAGATTGATATATCTTCCATACCTGCTGTCCTCAATTTCACTATGTGTCCTATTTGCCATTGTTTAGTGTCTAATCCTTTCATTATACCGAGATACTTGTTTCTTAACAAACTGAATTGATTTGCAAGTTGTGTAAGATTAATTACATCATCGTCGCCGTCGACATACTTGTCTGCATCTCTTGAGGTTAATGTTCTGTTGTAACTTTCTAAAAAGTTTCTAAAAACTCTACTGCGAGTTTTCCTTAATTGAATATTAATGTGTTCTAATATTGCTTCAATTTCTTGTAGTTGATTGAACCTGTGTTCAGTAACTCCAGGTAATGCGGCACTATTGCGTTCCACATTACCTTTGATATAACATTCCTTTTTTGCATCTTCTAGTTCAGCATCAAAATATTCTATTGCATCTACTATGTTGCTAAGATTGTCTGCTACTTTGTTATACCAGCCTGCCATTACTAATCCCAGTCCTCTTCTTCTTCCTCATGATCTTCCACTTCAAAGTATTCTTCAATTGCTTGGCGTAAATGCTTATCACAGTCATTTATGCTTACTTCGTCATAGTCAACCATACCCTGGTCATCAAAAACTCTTACTAAATTTGCACAAACCTCGTCACGTTCCTTAACGTTTACAGAAGGCTTAACACATTCCCAAGTTTCAATTATTAAAGTTAAATCTACAGTCATTCGACATTCTCCTCATATACTGAAGGGTCATCCAACTCGTTCTCATCAAAATCATCATCGATATCTTCTGGAACTGCTTTAGGATTTTGTCCCCATTCGTCTATAATTACCTGAAGTTTTTCTCCACTCCAGCCTTTTCTGAACTCTTTAATTTCTTCGCCTGTTACAGGAGATACATAAGAAAGTTTATTACCAACTTTTTCTACTATACCTTTTGCTTCAAGCATTTCTAACATACCGCTATATGGGTCCATTCCTGTTTCATAAGGAATCTTAATTTGTACACCTTCAAACGGTTTGCTGTAACGAGATTTCATTACTTTACATGCCGCTCTAATACCTTGTACTGTTGAAACTTTGTTACCATCTAAATCTTCTTTTAGTTTAAGTTTCTTAATAGCAACAACAATACTACTTGCATATACAAAACCTTGTCCACCACTTATTTTATCATCTGGGTCAAACATATCTTGCGATGCGTATGTGTGGTTAGTACAAACTAATCCAATTGGGTATGGTGCTAGTTGGTTAACGGTGTTTCTGACCAAGGCTGTTAATGCCTTAGGCTTTCTACCCATATCACCTTTCATGTCACCTTTTTCAAACTGTGCTACATCTGTAGGGGTTAGCAACATACCCAAACTGTCAACAACAAATAATAATTTAGGCATTTCTTCATACTCTAAATCACCGTAGTTGCTTTTATAGTCTTTCATAAACTCTGATATAGCCTTTGCTACATCGTCAATCATTGACACACTAATTTTTAATAGTTTAGACGGGTCTGTGTCAACATTTAGTGCCTTTAGCCAATCCTCATCTAGAGCATTTTCTGAGTCAAACAATACAACTTGACACCCTTGGTCTTGTGCATTTCTTACTAAGTTACCAGAACAGATAAAACTTTTACCTGAACCGGACTCTCCTGCGAACACACTAACTTTACCTAGTGGTACGCCTCTGTTAAAATCACCACTAATTAAATAATTGAGTGTGTGATTGCCTGTGCTGATCCAGTCAACTGGATCGTGAAAACCAGCACTAATACCACTAATACTTTTAGTGATGCCGGTTCTAAATTTACTTAAATCAAATGGTTTTTGCATTTTATACTCCGTATATATTCCTTTCTTTTAATTCTTCGACTAGTTTCTGTGCCCATCTCTCATGCCCTGCCTCATTGGCATGACCTCCGTTAATTTTAACTTCTGGAAATTGTCCACCCATAATCCAGTCCCAATAACTTGTTTCCATATAATTGTTCTTATCTATTGCTTTATATAATGATTTATCAATTGGATGTTCACCTGACCAAAATTTTACATCTTCGTCTTCTAGTGGTGCTTCATCTTTAGTATTTGTCATTACATCAAACATTAGATATGGAATGTTATTATTTTTGCATATATTTTCACATATATACAATGTCCTATATTTTTGTGCTAATAAGTCTTCTGCAAGGCATATAGGTAGAAACTGTTTATAAGTTTCATATCTTTCTGTGCCTTCTGTCATTTCTGGTGCTCTCCAACTGTTCACTAAATTATAATGATACGAACCGTCTTCGTCAAAACCGTCAGCATATTCATATCTGCCTAAACATGTCCAACCTAATATAATTAAGTCTGGTTTAGGATTGTCTGCTAAGTATTCGACTAGTAGTCTTTCTGTTCGCATAACACTAGCACCAGGTTGCCCTAGATTAACACATTCATCTATTTCTAAAAGTTGTCTTAATTTTTCTGGGTAAGCCTTGTAGATTGATTCAGGACGATTATCGCCTTCGCCATATATCTCTGAACCAAATGTGTGGCTATCGCCTATTGCTAATATTGTACTCATTTTTATTCCTTAAAAATGTAGCCATACTAGTTCTTTGAAGTAAACAGGACCAAGTATTCAAATTCCTAAGTATGGCTACCCATCATCAATCAATTAAGATTGACGATTCCTAATCATCTGCAAAATATCATCTGCAGATGCTTTACCAGTTTCATTAGAAGTGTTTTCGGCAGAAGCACTTGCTGTTTCTGTTACTGGTTGCGCCACGGGTGCTGTTTCAACTGCTGGTGCAGGTGTTTCCACTGCTGGTGCTGTTGGTTGTGCTACCGGTGTTGCTGTTGCCTGAGCCGGTGCTGAAGGTGTTTGTACCTTAGCAGGTGCGGCCTGGCCGTTAGGTCTAAAAAAGTTACCGTACTTGTCGTTATCATAAAGTTCGCCATTTACAGAATCTTGGAACATGTTGTATATAACATCTACTTCCTCTGCTGTCGGCTTCTTGGGTAAGAAATCTTTAAGATCAAACAATCCGTTTGTGTCAACTGCGGCAAGTTCATTTTCATCTAATGATCTTTCTTTTCTTGCCCATTTGCTTGTTGAGTAGTCAGCATACTGACCTTTCATTGTTTTACTTAATCTAAAGTCTGTACCGTTAACGTAGTCTGTTGGAATGTTTTCCATATCAGGGTCCATTAATGCGCCTTTGATAATGTTGAATATTTGAGGTCCAATAATGAATCTTCTGATAGGATTCTCTGGAGTTGTGTCCTCTTGTAGTGGACTATCTACTACATATCCTTGGAATATATAACTTCTTTTTTTCCAGTACTTACGACCCATATCTTCTAGTGAAGCATCTTTGAACCAAGGTCTGATCTCGTTGTGGACCGGACATTGTTCTCCCCACATTTCCATACAGGGTACCTGTACAGTTGTAGGTTTCATATCACCACCCTTTATGCCTGGGAACTGCAAACGAATCATTTGTCGTTCTGTCCAAAAGAATGTGTTGTTGGGATCTCCGTCTGGTAAGAATCTCATTGTAGCACTAGTGCCCTCTGAGATGTTCCAAAATGGATAGATAGCATTATCGCCACCTGTTTGTGAACCGCCTGGTTTAGAATCCATTGCGGCTAGTTTTGCTCGTATTTCAGCCAATGTTGCCATGTTTTTTCTCCTTGTTTGCCATGTCGTGTAACATATAAATCTTACACTTGTTTGCCTATTATAATGCCTTTTGAGGTTGAAGTCAACCTCTTTTTGCCATGTTATGTAATTTAATTTAAAATTTCTTTTATATTAACTTTACTCTAATATATATCAAATTTAACAGATTTTGTCTAATTTTTCGGTAAAATCGACAAATTCTACTAATTCTGCGTTTATATTAGTATCTACTTTTTCGTTTACTTTGCTAATTAATTTCTTAACCATACTAATTGTAAACTCGTCAAGTTTATGATCTTTTAAGATCTTACTTGTTGTGTTGTTTAAAAATTCTTTAAGTATTTTATCGTCAATGCTTTCACTAATTGTATTCAATTTGTGTGCTATTTCTGATTTTACACTTGGAAAATCAACAACTTCTTCGTTAATTGCTGGTACACTAAACCTACTAGTTTCTATAGAATTTTCAATGTAGTCTGCAACTGAACGTTGAATATTAATTAATCTGCTTATTTTTGGAAATGCTGTTTCAACTGCGTTATCAACATGCTTTTCTGTAAACAAATTTGAAAAATCGTTTTCGTCTTCACTTAATGTCAATGTATTCATTGCATCAATTGTATCTACTGCTTTTGCATATGATTTGGCACCACTTAGTCTTTTTAAGTTTTGCCTCATTGTAGATATTGATTCTTTTGCTATTCGGACATACTCTTGATTGTCTTCATTGACTAATCCTTTTCTGTCTACATATCTAACAAAAGATGATAAATCTTGTAAATTATCGACCATTTCGTTTATTGAATGGCCTACTTGGTCAAATGGGTTACCACCGTTGTGTACATGCCTTGCCATTGCTCTTGCACCTGCTAAACTTTTATGCGGTAGTGCAAATCTTTCATCTGCTCGTTGTATAAAGATTTTTGAAATTGCTCTACTACGCGAGCCTCTAACTTCTTCATTAACAGGTTTAGTATGTCTAACAACTATTTTTACAGCATCTAATGGCTGATAACTAGTCTTGGTACTTCCGTACATTTTTCCTAAACTTGCTTCTGTTACTTCTTTTTTCACTTTATACTCATCATGTTTTGGTGTAATATTTTTGCCATATATCTTATACTTAAAACTGTATAATCCATCGTGTGCAATTTCCTTTATACCTGTATGTATTTTATTTATGACCTCTTTAGGAACAATCTTTGATCTACTAAGTTTAACTTCCTGGTCTTCTGCATTTACAGTTACCATTACATTAGGATCACTGCTAAAAAATCTTTCAGCATCATCAACTTCCATTGTATCATTACCTGCACTATCTTTAAGGGATAGTTTTAAACCATGTCCTTTAAGAAAGTCAAATAATTTAGTATTAATTTCTGCTTTATTGTTCATACTTATATTTATCAAAAAATTATTATAAGACCCCTATAGGGAGTGGTCCATTGAAATCGTCATCGTCGCCACTTACACTAGTTTCTATTTCGTCGTATATCTCATCTTCGTATTGTGCAATATATGTAATCATTCTAACTGTAACTAAAGTAGCCATTACTAAGTCATCACTACCGCCTGGTTTAGCGGCAAATGTTGTACCACGTGCTACAAATTCTTTTAATTCTCTTATAATATTTTTACTACTTAATGAAAGTTTATTGCTTTCTATTAGGCGTTTCATCGCTAAGGCACCTTCCATTTTATTTTTATGATGTGTATGATATCCTTTGCGTCCTTTCTTGCCTTGAACTTTATTGGGTTCATGTAAGAATGTACCTGGAAAACTTTCTTCTCCTGTGTCTCTAATAACAACCAGTGCCGCTTCACCGATAGCATTGTTTTCTACTGTCCAGTATATTTCATTAGCACCGTAACTCTGTATTTCTAATGCTATGTCTCGCAGTAGTTTTACT